ATAATCTCGTCATGGCACTCATACCACTCAAAATCCCCCCAGGCGTTTACCGTAACGGTACTGAGTATCAGGCTGCGGGACGCTGGTACGACTCAAACCTAGTCCGCTGGTACGAGAACACCCTACGCCCCATTGGTGGGTGGCGCAAGAAGTCAGAGACGCAACTCACAGGTATTTGCCGTGGGTTGCTGGCTTGGGTAACTAATGGCAATGCAAGGTACGTTGCGGCAGGTACACAGTCAAAACTCTTTGCAATGGATCAAAATAATACTGTAAAAGACATCACCCCAGCAGGTTTTACTACTGGCCGTGCTGATGCCGTCAGCGGGACAGGCTACGGTTACAACACCTATGGATCGTTTTCCTATGGCGTGGCACGTCCTGACATCGGTTCAGTCTTACCAGCAACGACATGGAGCCTAGACACTTGGGGCGAGTACCTTGTAGCGTGTAGCGACACGGACGGCAAACTCTATGAGTGGCAATTGGGGTTTACTACCCCGACAGTCGCGGCTGTAATCACCAACGCGCCAACGAGTTGCGCTGCCGTTTTAGTGACTTCAGAGCGCATCATGTTTGCGTTAGGTGCAGGTGGTAATGGTCGCAAAGTGTCTTGGAGTGACCAAGAGGACAACACAGTATGGACTGCCGCGTCAACTAATCAGGCTGGTGACTTTGAATTGTCCACAGTCGGCTCACTGAAGGCAGGAAAAAGAGTCCGAGGTGTAAACCTTTTGTTTACAGATGTGGATGTACACACAGCCACCTACATCGGACTACCATTCATTTATTCGTTTGAGAAGGCGGGTTCGGGCTGTGGAGTAATCTCTAGCCAATCCGTTGCGGCCATTGACACTGCGGCGATGTGGATGTCCAAGTCGGGCTTTTGGCAGTACGACGGCTACGTCAAGCCAATGACCTGCGACGTTTCAGACTATGTCTTCAACAACATAAATTACAACCAAGCCTCTAAGGTTTACGCTGTTCATAACAGTATGTTTGGTGAAATCACTTGGTTCTACCCATCAAGTGCATCAAACGAGAACGATTCCTATGTGACCTACAACTACCGTGAGGGTCACTGGGCGATTGGAACCATGTCCCGCACGGCTGGTACTGACAGGGGTGTCTTCAAAAACCCCTTGATGGTCAGCGCAGATTCCTACATTTATGAGCATGAGGTGGGTTTCACCTATGACTCTGTCAGCCCTTTTGCCCAGTCAGGACCCATTGAGATCGGCACAGGCGAGAACATCATGTCCGTCAGGTCAGTGATTCCCGACGAGCAGACACTGGGCGAGGTTGCCATCTCCTTCACGTCAAGGCTGTACCCGACCTCGGCTGAGTCTACCTATGGGCCGTTCTCGGCCAAGGCTCCTACCGATGCCAGGTTCTCAGGCCGGTCTGTGAAGATGAAGGTTACAGGCAACATATTGGATGACTGGCGCGTTGGGGTTATGCGTTTGGAGACTACAACGGCAGGTAAGCGTTAATGGAGGAGTTTTGGTCGCTGCGCAAACACATCGAAGCGGCTTTAGAATACTCAGGAGGGACACACACTATTGAAGACATTGCGGAGGGTGTGGCCAGTAACAGATTTCAGTTCTGGCCTGGCACTAAATCCGCAGTGGTTACTGAGATCATTGTCTACCCGCGAATCAAGGACTTGCACTTCTTCCTTGCTGGCGGCGACCTAGATGAACTCAAGCAGATGCGACCATACATCGAGTCTTGGGGCAAGCAGTTGGGTTGCAGTCGAGTATCTCTTGCTGGCCGTCAGGGTTGGCAGAAGACGTTCTTAAAGGATGAGGGTTACGAACCTAAGTGGTTCATTTTGAGCAAGGAATTATCATGAGTTTAGGTGGCCAATCAAATATTTACGCTGCACAAGGCGGTATCCCATCAATATTTAATAGACTAGCCGCTGGTGATGCGTCAGGTGGAATCCCTGTCGATAACAGTAAATACGCACAGATCATGGAGTTGATGCGCCGACGCAACGCCATGAATAACTCCACCTACACTGGTGGATTTAACGCTTACCCAGTAGCAGCACCATCATCTGGATCATCAAGCGCATACGATGAACTTCTTCGATTGCAGGCTTTGAATAATACGAACCGTGGCGGTGGTGGAAATAGAGGCGAATCACAAGATGGTGGATTTAGAAGTGAAAGCCCAATGGCTGGTTCTGGACCATCAACTTTTATAGGTAATTTAGCACTTGGATTAGATGCTTATGGAAATGCACTTGGTGGATTTTTGCCTGGTGGATTCCTAGCCCAATATGCTTCTCAGGCAATGCTCCCATACGCAACTGTAAAAGAAGCAGAAGCTAACCAAAAACTTCTTGCTGGTTTGATTGCAGCAGACCCAACATACGGTGGAGGCGGTTATGGCACTCCAACATCGTCAGGTGGTTATGGAGTTACATCACCTACAGGAGCAGGCATTGCATCAAACTCAATGGGTAATGATGTAGCTACAGCACAAGGACAGCAATCCATGAATGCAGCGAATGCAGCGGCAGCAGCAAATCAAGCAATGACAGATGCAGCAAACGCACAGGCAACAGCAGCAGCAATAGCGGCTGGTGGACCATCTTATTCATCAGATTCTGAAGGCGGTCTTAGCCCATCAAGTGGCGGTGGCGGTGGTGATGGCCCTAACGGTCCTGAAGGCCGAGGCGACCCAGGCGGTGATCGTGGTGGATGGGGGCGTGGAGGTGGATACGCCAAAGGCGGCAAGGTCACAATGGATCACCTCAAGGGTCCAAACCCAATGGGTCCAGACGATGGCTACGGTGGATTGGATCATGGAGAGTACGTCATCAACGCAAAGTCCGTTGGTAAGTACGGCATCGAGTTGATGAATGCCATCAACGCAGGCAAGATTTCAAAGGGCAAACTTCGCGGCTTGCTCGAAGCGTAAGGAGATACAAAATGTCAAAAGGCGGTTCCACAACATCAACCCAAGCCATCGACCCGCAGTTAAAGGCTGCGTACCTTGAGAACTTGGGTCAGGCTAAGTCAGTCGCTACCGCACTCCCTGTACGGCAGTTTGCTGGCTTTAACCCAATGTACACGGCGGGTGAAGAGCAGATCGTTAATCAATCCTTGACCCCGTTCACGGGTCAAGACATCAACGCCTTCATGAACCCGTACCAGCAAGACGTTATTGATCGCAGCCTGGGCGACATTGAGTCAAGCCGTCAGATGGCTGATCTAAGAGATCGTCAGGCCGCTACACAAGCGAAGGCGTTTGGTGGCACACGTCAGGGTGTGCAGTCTAGCCTCACTAACGCTGCTGCACTCAAGCAGGCCGCTGATCTGTCAGCGAATATGCGTCAGCAGGGTTACGGACAGGCAGCAAACTTGGCTCAGTACGCTAGGGGTCAGAACATCCAAGGCGGTCAGAACGTAATGGCTTTGGGCGGTGCGCGTCAGCAGTTGGAGCAGCAGCAGTTAGATGCACTGCGCAACATCGGGGTAGAGAAGTTGGGTGTCTCTACCGGCGCATTGAGCGGCAACATCCCGAACCTCGGTATGTCTACCACTACACCTTACTCTCGTAATTTGGCATCAGGCGCATTGGGCGGTGCATTGGCTGGTGGCCAAATGTTTGGACCCGTTGGTGCTGGCATCGGCGGTCTTCTTGGTCTTTTCGCTTGAGGTGAATCATGGCAACTTTTGATTTTGGTGGTCTTCTCGGCTCCAATATGTTTGGCGGTGGCGACATGGGACTCGATGAGTACCTCACCCCAGAGCAGCGATCACGGATGAACCAGCAGGGCATCATGGCTTTGGCCGCGTCCCTGCTGAAGTCATCAGGCCCAAGCGCAGTTCCAATCGGCATTGGACAGGCTTTGGGTGAGGCTTACGGTGCTGGGCAGACTGGTTATCAGCAGGCTCAGACAGGAGCCATTGCCAACATCATGACAAAGCAGAAGTTGGATGAGGCCAAGCGTTCAAGAGATTTGCTTTCAGGTATGCAGAAAATGCTTATGGGTGACTACAGCCAAGAGATGCCAGTCGCCTCAATGCCAACTGC